GAGCAAGGACATTCGGATGATGATCACCACCACCAAAGGCGACATGGATGAGTCCTTGTTGCACAAGTCTGTAGGCTCGACTGAGAGCGACAAAGAGATCATCAGTTGGGTTGAATATCGTTTGGATGACGAACTGGTACACAGATCAGTCCATGTTTCGTTGAAACAAAATGTCGCAGCCGATGGCGTTGCGGCGGCAATTGGATAAGGATTAAGTCATGGCAAATACTCAGGCAATGTGTACAAGTTTCAAAGGTGAACTGCTTGTCGGTCATCACAATTTCGGCACTGGCGTTGTTCGCGCTGCCACCACAGCAGACACATTCAAGGCGGCTTTGTACTTGGCCTCGGCCACTGTAGATGCAACCACTACAGCCTATAGCTCCACAGGTGAGGTGACAGGCACAGGCTACACCGCAGGCGGTGTCACAGTGACATTTGGCACAGTGCCAAGCACCAGCGGCACTACAGCGTTTGTAACTCCAAGCGCCAGCATCAGTTATTCCTCAGTAACTTTGTCTACGGCCTTTGACGCTGTCTTGATCTATAACTCAACACAATCAAACAAAGCGGTTAGCGTACATACATTTGGTAGTCAGACAGTGACTGCCGGAACATTCACGCTGACTATGCCCACCAACGATGCTAGTACCGGCCTGATCCGGTTGGCTTAACCAAGGGGCAGCGGCATGGCTGCTTATGGAACAGGCTACTACGGCAGGGGTGCTTACGGCATAGGCAATGTCGTCATCAGTGGGAATTCTTCCACTGCTGCTGTAGGTGCATTATTAGAAACCATCTCCATTCAAGAGAATGGAAACATTGCCACCGGCAATGTAGGCACAGTCGGCATCAACAGAACTGTAGCCATCACCGGCAATGCAGCCACTGGCGCTGTTGGATCGGTCTTAGCAGAATTAAGCAAGGCAGTTACAGGCAATGCGTCAACCCTGTCTGTTGGCAGTGTCACTCAGTCTGCTGCAATTGATTTAACAGGCAATGCGTCAATCTTGGCGGTTGGCTCTGTTGGCATTACCAGCACCAATGCAATTACAGGCAACGCCGCATCCGGTGCTGTCGGCACTATGGGCGCAGAGGTTATATCGTTCCAAGATATTACAGGTGTTGAGGGTACTGGCGCTGTTGACAGTGTTGGGTTGACTGTTGAAGTTGCCATAACTGGCGTTGATTCAATTTGTGCTGTCGGCACATTAATTGGCTTTGGCTGGGGTGCAGTGCCTGATTCCAGCGAGACATGGACGGCACAATCAGACAGCAGCGAGACATGGACACCAGTTGGCGATTCAACTGAGAGCTGGACACCGGTTTCAGACACATCAGAATCTTGGACAGATTTAGCAGACAATTCAGTAACTTGGCAAGAAGCCGCGTAAAAGGGGATTAAGAATGGCAGATACCACCACCACAAACCTATTGCTGACAAAGCCAGAGGTAGGGGCCTCAACAGACACTTGGGGAACGAAAGTCAATACCGACTTAGACACCATTGACGCATTATTTGCTGCTGCCGGTACAGGTACTTCAGTTGGCTTGAATGTCGGATCAGGTAAGACATTGACGGTTGCTGGAACATTGACAGTTACTGGTAGTGCGACTGTTGAGTTTGCAGATGGGTCTGCTGCCTCGCCATCTATCACCAACGATGGCGATACCAACACAGGTATCTTCTTTCCTGCCGCTGACACCATTGCCTTTGCTGAGGGTGGTGTTGAGGCCGCAAGGTTTGATAGCTCTGGAAATTTTGGATTAGGTGTTACGCCTAGTGCTTGGGCAGCTGGGTATAAATTTTTACAAACTACAGATGCTACAAGTGCATTTTTTGGCGGTAGTGGCTATGGCTTTCAAGCAGGTGTAAACGCTTATATTAATTCAAGTAGTGTATGGGTTTATGGTGGCGGCTCTTATAAAGCCTCAAGATATGAGCAGTTTGATGGAGCGCATAATTGGTATAGGTCTACATCAACACCTACAACTGGAAGCAATGTAGTATTCACCCAAGCAATGACGCTTGATGCGTCTGGTAATTTGGGTATAGGTACTAGTTCGCCAAGCAGTTATGGTTTGCTTACAGTTTTATCATCAACTGCTGGCTCTGCAAAAATATCTATTCAAGATACATCTGGTGGCGCATCTCCAGCACCTTTACTTCAGTTTGGCGTAAACAGTTCTAACGGATTTAATACCGCAGATGCCGCAAGGGTGTGGACAACATCCCCATCATCTTCTACTGCCGCACTTAACTTTGCCGCATACAGTGGTGGCGCACCTACTACTGCTCAGATGACATTGACTGGCGGTAATGTGGGTATAGGTACTAGTTCGCCGGGCTACAAACTGCAAATATTTGCCGCATCAAATCCAGAGATGCGTTTAGGTGATGCAACTGTTACATACCAACTCTACACAGAGGGCGCTACTGCCGCTGTGATGGGAACTACAACAAATCATGCGTTGGTGTATAGAACTAACGCAACAGAACGTATGCGTATCGATTCCAGCGGTAACTTGCTGGTGGGGACTACAACTGGTACAAATGCTCGCCTTTATGTTGTGTCAGATGCTACGGCTGTTACGCCATTTATTCTCAACAATACGGCAAGTGGTTCAGCATCAAATACCATAGTATCTTGGAGAAGAAACGGATCAGTAACTGGCACTATTGATAATACTGGGACTACGACTGCTTACAACACTTCATCAGATTATCGTCTAAAGAACACCATTGAACCAATGACAGGTGCATTAGCTAAAGTTACTTTACTTAAGCCTTGCACTTATAAATGGAATGCAGACGATTCCGATGGGCAAGGATTTATTGCTCATGAATTGGCTGAAGTTTGCCCTCAAGCCGTATCTGGTGAAAAAGATGCAGTGGATGAAGATGGAAATATTAAACCGCAAGGCATTGATACATCATTTTTGGTTGCCACATTGACAGCCGCAATCCAAGAGTTGAATGCTAAGTTTGAAGAATATAAGGCGGCACACCCATGAACGAAATTTGGCATCCCTGTGCTGGCTACGAAACTCACTATGAGGTGAGCAACCTTGGCAATGTGCGTTCAGTTGAGCGCATGGTTTTGCACGAAGAAGGCGGCTTAAAACGCAATCCATCAAAAGTGTTGAAACACGGCAAAGGTAAAAATGGTTATTTAACTGTTTGTTTTTCTGTTGATTCTGTTAAAAGCAATCATTCTGTGCATAGACTTGTAGCTAGAGCATTTATCTCAAATGAATCAAACAAGCCACAAGTCAATCATAAAGATGGAAACAAACACAATAATCATATTGAGAATCTTGAGTGGATGACTTGTTCAGAAAACGGACTTCATGCTTATCGTGTTCTTGGTAATACAACATGGAACAAAGGTATGAAAAAATCACAAGCCCTCATCACAACCTTGACAGCACGAATCACAGCACTTGAATCTAACTAAAGGAAAACATCATGACAACAACTATCACTTGGACAATCGCACAACTTGACCGCCAAACCTCTGATGGCTTGGTAACCACTGCTCACTACAGAGTAGACGCTGTGGATGGTGACTACTCTGCTGGCACTTACGGCACAGTAGGCTTTGAGCGTGGCACATCTTTCACGGCTTATGCTTCATTGACCGAGGCTCAAGTCATTGCTTGGGTCAAAGACAAGTTAGAAGTAACTGAGATTGAGGCAAGTCTGCAAGCACAGATTGACTTACAGAAAGCCCCAACAACAGCAACTGGAGTGCCTTGGTAATGAGCCTAGAGACAGACTTCTACGCGCATCAGGCATCTTGCGATCAGCGATACAAGAATATCGAAGAGAAGCTGGAGTCCGGTAAGGCTCGCATGACTCGGATTGAGTACCTGATCTACATTGTCATTGCCGCAGTGTTGCTAGGACCAGGCTTTGCCGCTGAAATGGTTAAGAAGTTGCTGGGGCTATAAATTGATCCGATTACGCTCTGCCTTATGGCCGCTGGTATCTGTAAGCAGATACAGGCTGGGTGTGAACTGTACCGTGAATGCAAAACGCAGTTTGTTGAAATAAAGAAGACAAGTGATGAGGTTATTGCAGTTGGTAAAGAGTTGCAATCGTTCTGGAAACAGTTATTGCAATTCTTTGCCGGCAAACCAAAAGCAAAACAACAACAGCAAGCAAAGCCGGTAGCAAAGAAGAAAGAGAAGTTTGTTGAGGTAGACGAGGAAGCAATACTGAATGACGTTGTAGATCAGCTCATTCAGTTTTTCCATATCCAACAGCAGCTCGCAGATCACATCCGATCTGAGGAGGATAAATCCAGAACTGTCTATGACCCTACTCAAAATCATTTTGAGGCCGCCATCAAGCGCGTGAGGGCGCAGGATCAGATGCAGAAGCTGGTGGAAGAGATCAGGATGGCGATGACCTGGAACGCCCCACCGGAACTAGGTGCTCTGTACTCTAAGGTCATGGATATGCATGAGATTGTTGGTGCTGAACAGGAGGCTGCAAGGTTATCTCAGGAGGCTAAAGCAAAGAGGGCAAGATGGCAACGTCAACAAAGAGAGGCCAGCCAGCGGTTAAAGGTGGGACTAAGCGTGCTGACCCTTATTCTTATCCTATACCTGTGGCTGTTCCTGTTTTTCGTGACGAAACCGAGGATCACATGATGGGGGCAATGGGGTGGCTATTTGCGGTGATTCTTGTGGCGTTCTTCTTGCCGTTGGGCGCATTTTTGTATCTGGATATCTTGGAGGCTAAAAATGAAACCAAGAAAATGCTGGAAAAGCTAGAGAAAATAGAAAGACGAATAGAAAGGAAAACCCGTGACAAAGAGCCTGATTCTATTAATCACAATCCTGTTTTTGACAGGCTGCGAAGACCGATTTCGCTACCCATGCCAAGACCCAACAAACTGGAATAATACAGAGTGCAAGCCGCCAATCTGTACAGCCACTGCGACTTGTCCAGAGCAATTGACTAAACCCGAACCGGAGAAGAAGTGATGCCAACTATCGGATACAAACCAAACAACCGTCTGACTGCCGAAGAGATCGAAGTCCGCATTTGGGCAATCGTGATCTTCTCTCTGACAATGATCTTGCTTGGCTCGGTTGCCATGTTTTTGTACAGCGTTTCATTTGTGACGCAACCCATGTCAGGCATGGCCGCCATTGATAAGGTGTACACGCAACAGATCAACACCATCATGGTTTTCATCACTGGCGTGTTGGGTGGTGTTGCAGGACGGTCTGCTGTTAAGGCAGTGGCTAACGCCAGCGCCAAGGCAGAAGTCATTGACAATGACGAGCCGCCAGCACCATGAGCCTGTTTAATCCTTGGGTACTGCTTGGCATCATCATGTCGGTGATGTCAGCCTTTGGTGGTGGATACTTCAAGGGTAAGCATGACGAGTACACGCGACAGCAGATTGAGATTGCTGCGCTGAATGCCAAGGCAAGGGAAACCGAGCAGGCGATGGCGCAAGTGGCGCAGAGTTATGGACAGACATTACGAAAGGCGAATAATGTTGCAAAAGCTAAAGAAACTCAGTTGCGTGCTGATATTGCCAGTGGCAATTTGCGCTTGTCAATCCCCACCCAAAGCGCCGTATGTCCCACCTCAGTTGCCGCCGTTACCGCTGGAGATAACAGCGGAGAGGCACGAACCGAACCTAGTGGATCGACTACTGTCGCTGCCGATCTTCTCCAGATCGCAGCCGATGGAGACATTGCCATCCGCAAGCTCAATTCCTGCATCCAAACCTACGAAACCTTGAGGACTATGAAATGAATCTATCAGCCAACTTCAGCCTGCATGAGATGTGCAAGTCAGAGACAGCCTTACGCATGGGCTTTGACAATACGCCTAATGATGAGGCCACCGAGAATCTGCGTCTGCTTTGCGAGAAGGTGTTGCAGCCGGTGCGCGAGCACTATGGCAAAGGCGTGAAAGTGAACTCTGCTTATCGTTCACCAGAGTCAAATGCAGCGGTTGGCGGTAGTAAGACATCAGACCATTGCAAAGGTATGGCGGCTGACATTGAGATACCTGGCGTGCCGAATGCTGACCTTGCACAGTGGATCATGGACAACCTTGAGTACACGCAATTGATTCTGGAGTTTTACACATCAGGCATCCCAGACAGTGGATGGGTTCATGTGTCATACGACCCAAACAACTTGAAAAAGCAGGAATTGACCGCCACCAAGGTTGCCGGTAAGACTACCTACTTGAACGGCTTGGTGGCATAAAACATGGCACTTAACCTTGATCAGCAGATAACGCCACCGGCAACGCCAAACCTTGGCACGCCTGGCGTTGCCTATGACGAAAGGTTTTTGTCTCAATCCTTTGGCGGTATGAATGTCTACTTTGCCAAGCTCACAGCACTGTTTTCAGCGTTGTTCGGTAGGCGTGGTGGCAAGTGGATCAATAGTCCCTATGGCGCGTTCCAAGACGGCACAGATCAGACGGCGGCCAATACGACAACGGCCTACGCCATCACCTTTGACACCACCGACTTCAGCAATGGCGTGACATTGTCTAATTCGTCAAGACTCAATGTGTCTCAGGCTGGCTTGTACAACTTGCAATTCAGTATCCAGTTTACAAATACCACCAATGCATCTCAAGATGTGGATGTTTGGTTTCGCAAGAACGGCACAAACATTGACAAATCAAACAGCAGATTTGGCTTTGCGCCAAGGAAGGGTGTTGGCGACCCATTCCACATTGTTGCCGCGCTGAACTTCTTTGTAAGTCTGGCAGCCAATGACTATGTGCAGATCATGTGGCGGCCAACAGATGTTGGCGTGCAGATTGAACACTACGCGGCCAGCAGCTCGCCGACTAGACCTGTAGTGCCATCAGTCATTGCCACTCTCACATTCGTGTCCA